GAGAACCTAACTGATACCCAAAATGTTGAAACCATCAATATGGGTAATGGTAGAACCGTGGTCCAAATAACAAGCCGAAATGCTGTATCTAACTATGATTATGAAGAACAGCTAAATGAAGCTAAGCGGTCTATAAAGATTATCAAACCAGAGTTTTATCCAAGAATAGTTGAAGAACTCAATACACTAACCAGAGAAACAAATCCACGATATATAAGAAGGCTTGTATAATATAATATGGCTACTGATGGTATTCCTAATTTTGGTGAACAAGAAAAACTAACATCTATCAAAATGGATGTCAATGTTTCTGACCAAACACTATTCCAAATAACTCCAACCGAAGTTATCCTTGGTGAAAGCTTACTTTTTCCTGGACTGCAAACAACAGTCACAGTTCAAAGTTATTATCATAACTTGCCAATAAAAGACCTGAACAGTTTCAAGGGTAAAACCATAGCCATTTATATGGAAAGACCAGTCTTGGCAAAGTTTGGATACCCATCAAAGATGGAGGTAGTACAGCAGATATACAGATTAGAGAACAGAAAAAAACTAACAAACGTGGTTGAACTTTTTACTCTGCGTGCCTGTGATCCAACTCTGTTGATAGATGCTGAAACTCTTGTAAGTAAATCCTGGAAGTGTACCACACCATCAGCCGTTGTGAGTGAGGTTTTACCTGGATGTGCTGGAGCAAGAAAAATTGAAGTAGAACCATCTGATCCTGCCAGAGACTATGTGGCAAGAAACATACACCCATTCAAGGTAGTGGCAGAACAAGCAGAAGTTGCCTTGGCTGCTGGAAACGACCCATCATTCCTACATTATATGACATATGAAAATTTTGGAACACATCACTTTAAGTCTTTGAAAAAACTATGTGAGGCTGATTCCATCATAGAATACTACTTTGACGAAACTGCATCCCTTTCTGGTTATGCAAACCCCAGAGCTATTATGACAAACTCGTTTCCTTGTGATTTTGATTTGTTGTCTGATATTCTAAATGGTATTGGTCCTGATGGAGCCAGTATATCCTCACTATTTTCTTTCAATCCTTTCAATAGATTAGCAGGACTTTTAGGTAGTCAGGTTCAGGGTTGTGGAAATGGTAGTGGTGTATTAAAAGCTGCGATGACAAATTATGCCTCAGAGCAAGCCCAACAAGCGTGTCCTGATTATTCTCAGTTCTTTGCTCTGAAAAGACAGGCGAGAATGGGTCTGTTGGAACAGGATAAGATAGCATTAAGGATTACAGTCCCTTGGAATCCAATATTGAATGTTGGTAAGATCATAACACTGAAACTACAAAACAAGAATGATCCAAAGCAGCTAAACTATGGGTCTGGTGACTATCTAATAATGAGTTTGACACACAACCTAAAAAATGGTGGTTTCTCTACAACCACTATGGATTGTGTAAGTAAGACTGTTGGTCAAGGAGGAATTGTATAAAAATGACAAAGACTAGAGGCAATACCCCCATATTTTCCACACTAATTGGAAATTTCCCACCAGGAGATGTTCAAGATAAAACAGAAGCAAATCTTTTAAGAACAGCAGAAATTGGAATATATGGTCAGGGTGTTCAACCTGATCATTGTAACATGGTCCCAACACTTATTCCACCTAGAAGAATTGATCAACAAACTTGTAGTGGTCCTCCTGATCCTGGATCAATTTTTGAATTTTATCCAGCCTATGAAGGAAGCATGAATGGTAGGATTGGGGGTATGTTTGCTGATTTCACCCAGGCAGGGACAACAACTATACCTGGAAATATTGATCTATACATGAGAAAAGTCATGGGTCTAGAGGCTTTAAGTCGTGCTAATGAACCTCTTGAAGGGGTACATTCTAAATCTCCTCCCGGAAAAAGAAAGCGATCTGGAACCCCTGTTGAGGCTGAACCAAACCAAAAAAAGCCTTATATTCCATATAATGAAGTTGTGAATAAACCTCATTATGGTAGGTCATATTCAGAGAGGGGAAGACCTTGGCAACCAGAAACAAATATACCAACATCTGAAACCCCATTCTCGGGACTACTTAGTTCTAATATGTTCTCCCAACTTCCAGGGAAAGTGCTGTCTCTTGCCAATACCTTTAAGGGTCTTTCTTCAGGACAAAAACAAAGAATTAAAGATTCTGTAACACCAGAGACTTATGAAATTATTAATTCAGTGATGGAAACTGCAATAGATGAAGGTGATGATCCTAGTTCGGTTTCTTTGGTTGCCAGAGTCCATCCAGAGACCTTTGCAAATAATCTTGTTGATCTCTTATGTCAATGTACAGGATATTCAGATGTCGTTTCAGTTATGGGTGAGATACGGGATAATGTTGATCTTCATGGTAAAGAAAATTTACCTAAAGTAGAATTTAAGGTTAAATCAGCATATGGTGATGTTGGGCTTGTTATAGATGGGTATGGTGAAGTTTCACAAAATGTTTCAAACAGTGTAATGGCAGCAGAAGCAGCGTTTAATAGCATTCTTTTAGAAAATACTTTGGATTCAACTGCTGTTGCTAAATTCTATGGACATATTAATGGAACTACACTAACTGTCACAGATTTAAGATTTGGTGAAATAGCAATTGGCCCAAAGCATGAATTGTTTGGGATAGATGTTACAGATGATACATATATTGTTTCAACAGTATCCAAGACTGGAAACACGGGCACATACATAGTAAATAGTACATCAAACACACTACCAAACATAGAAATGGTATTGATTAGAACTGAAGTAAGAAAGCCACCTGCTACTTCCTCTGGTGGTGGAGGTGGTGGTCTTGTTGGGACTATCCCAGGCCAGAATTTCTTTGGAGAGGCATCAAAGCTTATATCAGAAATTTTACCTGTCTTAGAGCCACAAAACTCACAAAAGATTCAACAACTAATGCAAAAAATCTCCAACGATAAAAATCAAATTGCTGGTATGGTCCAAAATTGGAAAGGACCTGTGGAAAATTCTTTTAGACAATATTTGAAAAAAGTAGGAGTATGATAAACTATGGCATATAAAGAAGCAGATTACCAGGACTTGCGTGGTGTTCCTAAAAAAACCAGTACATCAAATCCAGCTTCCAGAAAACCAAAATATGGATATCTTTATACATACCATACAGAAGATAGGGCTGGTGGTTCGTGTCAAAAATCAAACTGTGAAGAAGATAATGTATCCTATGAATTCTATCATCATAATGGAACCGGCTGGGGTGTTCTTCCTAATGGTGAGAAATTTGAAAGAAACCTAAATTGTTCAAATAGATATACTCTGGGTGGTGATATCTCTGTTGGTAATGGTATTTCCTTGAGTTCTTATGCTGGAGCTCATTCTACTACTGGGGCACAACTTTCTGCTCATTACAGAGAAGGGTCTGGCTCACAAACTAGGCTTGCTTCCAAACCAGCAAGAAAAACAATGAAGATGTCTTGTGATAGTTCAGCAACAAATGTTATTCCTGGAGATTATGGAATGGTTGTAGCTGGAACATATGGTATGGCAGCACAAGAATTAAATATGAGAAGTATTGGTAATTGTAATCTCGGTGCTGTAGAAGGCAGTTTGAGCTTAATCGCAGACAAAGGCATGTCTTGCGGTTCAAAGGGTGGAACATGTCAGCTTGGAGGACAGGGTTTCACAGCAGTAGCAGAAAAAACAATGTCCTTGGAATCTGGAGGACAACTATCTGTATATACAAAAGGGGCCGATATTATCATTTCTGGAGGTGGTGGTAGAGTTATGATAAATTCTTCTTCTGCACCACCAAAAACTATTGACCAAGTTACACAAGAAACTAACGTAGCAGGAAGTCAAGCAGTTAAATCACCAACAGTATTCTCTGCCTAAAAAGAAGAATAAATAATCATATGACAGTTCAAAAAATAAACAGAAGACCAGATTACACAGACCTAGACCTTGACTTTTTACCACACCCAACCACAAAGGATGTGGTAAAAAAGGTTGGTGTTGAGGCCATAAAACGGTCAATACGAAATCTTATTTTGACCAACTATTATGATCGTCCTTTTAGAACAGGTATTGGTTCAAATACACAAAAAATACTCTTTGATAATATCAATCCACTAACCGCACAGTTTGTTAAAAATGCGGTCACTGAGGTTATTGAAAACTTTGAACCACGAGTTGCCCTCTTGGAAGATATGGATCGGGGTGTAAAGGTTCAGGTTGACCCTGACAATAATGGTTATAGTGTAAGAATATCTTTCATCATAATAAATAGAAACGAGCCAGCAACAATAAACATTTTCTTGGAGAGGCTGAGATAATATAGAAATGACAACACAAAATAACCAAGCCCTTCGTATTACCGAACTTGACTTTCTTTCTATCAAGGAAAACCTAAAGAACTATCTTCGTAATCAATCTGAATTCCAGGACTTTGATTTTGAAGGTTCTGGTATGTCTGTTCTGCTCGATATTCTGGCATACAACACCCATTATATGGCGTTTTACCTCAATATGATTGGTAATGAAATGTTTCTGGATACAGCTCAGATCAGAGCATCTGTGTTGTCTCATGCCAAGATGATCGGTTATGTTCCAACCAGCAAACAGGGTGCATCCGCCAAGATAAACATCAAGGTTACACCATCAGTAAATGAGGATGATACATCTACATTAACCCTTGATAAGTATACCAGATTTCTTGCTCAAGATATTGATGGCATCAACTATCAGTTTGTTGCCTTGAATGCAAACACATCAGTAAAGGCAAACGGATCATTTAGCTTCAGTAATGTTATAATAAAACAAGGTGAGGTTGTTACTCTACAGTATATCATGGAACCAACAAATCTCAGTAGAAGATTTGAGATTCCATCATCAAATGTTGATGTGAGCACAATATCGATTCGTGTTCAGGAATCAACAACAAACACCTTGACAACTGTATATAATCAGGCAAACGATCTAACAGAAATTACATCAACAACACCAGCATACTTTATTGAAGAAAATGAAAATCTAAATTATACGTTCTATTTTGGTGATGATGTTATTGGTAAAAAACCAAAGGTTGGTAATGTTGTAATCTGTACCTATGTTGATACTGTTGGAACTGTTTCCGATAAAATTTCAAGATTTAGCCTCGTTGAACCTATCGGTGGTCTGTTCAATGATAATGTTGCTATTACCACAGTTTCAACCTCGTCTGGTGCATCAGAAAAAGAAACTCTGGATGAGATCAGATTCAGAGCACCTGTATTCTATACAGCCCAGAACAGAGCAGTAACAGAAGAAGATTACAAGGCGATCTTAAGAAAAGATTTCCCGTTTATTGAGTCTGTTTCAGTCTGGGGTGGAGAGAAGAACGATCCTGTGATCTACGGCAAGATGTTCCTTTCCATAAAAACAAAAGGAAACTATGTCCTAACAAATCTTGAAAAAGAACAGATCAAAGAACATATTACCAGAAAAAGAAACGTTGTCACAGTTACACCAGAAATAATTGATCCAGACTTTACATATCTTCTACTGAAAGGGAAGGTTTATTATAACCCCAACTCAACATCTTTTTCGGCAGAAGAAGTAAAGCAACTGTCCCGGTCTGCAATATCTGATTATGTTGCAGATGATCTTAATACTTTTGATTCATACTTCAGAAAGTCCAGACTACAAAACTATATTGAAAGATCAGACTCATCCATTACAGGCACAGACATAAAAGTTTATGCTCAGAAAAGATTTAGGGTTGATACAACAAATGTGAAGACCTATACAATAGACTTCAACATGCCACTGAAACAAAATCCACACTATGACAGACTTTTCACATTCCCTTCAATAACCCTGTTCGATTCAACTGGAACCCCAAGATTATCATATATTGAAGAAGTTGCCGAGGCAGAAACAGGTATTGAATCAATTCAGGTTGTCAATGCTGGAAGAGGGTATGTTACAGAACCAACTGTAACTATCATTGGAGATGGCTCAGGTGCCACAGCAGTTGCTAAGCTTGGGGCAGGAAAGATAACTGAGATATTGGTTACAAGACCAGGGACAGGATATTCTATTGCACAGGTACGTATTTCTGGCGGTTCTCCACTTGAAGCTGCATCAGCTACAGCAACTCTTCAGGCAAAAGTAGGCAGACTTAGAACATTCTATTATGCAGCAGACGGTAAAAAAGTAATTCTCACACCAAATGTTGGATCAATAAATTATGAAACAGGAAGAATTATCTTAAACTCTATGAGAATTTCAAGTGTGACAGAAAATGATTTCTATGATGATAATTATCTGTCAATAAATATAGTATCAGATACCGAAGTTATTACACCTTTGAGAAATAGGATCGTTACCATAGATGAAGATGATCCAAAAAGCGTATCCTTAGATGTTGTTTCAGAATAAAGTATAATAATGGCAAATACAACAAATAGTAAAATAAGCAATCTGGTTGAATCACAAGTACCATTTTTTGTGAGAAACGACCATACGAATTTTGTCACGTTTCTTGAGCACTACTATAAGTTCTTGGAACAAGAGGATAATCCTGTTGCTGTTGCCAAAAATCTAATCAATAACCAAAATATTGATCTGACAGAAGATGAGTATGCCGAAAGACTATACAAAATCTTTATGAAGTATATCCCAAAGGATATCAAAGCAGACAAGAAACTTATTCTAAAACACATCAAAGATTTTTACAGGGCCAAAGGAACAGAAAAATCAATAAGATTTTTGATGCGTCTTATTGGAAATACAGAAACCGTTGATTTTTATTATCCACAGAAAGATGTTCTCAGAGCATCTGATGGCAAATGGTTTATTCAAAGATCACTACGAATAGATGATATTCGTATCGAGGGTGTGCCAAGTCCTTTGCTTGAGGAACTACAAAAATTTATTGGTACTTCAATTGTAGGAACAACCACTGGAACCACAGCTATTGTAGAATCGGTAGATCGGTTCTATGAAGAAAATAGTCTTATTAACGAACTTATTTTGTCAAACATTAACGGTAAGTTCAAGGATTCAGAAGTTGTTGAAGGTCAGTATGAAGAAAATGGTGTAATAAAGAGGATCACCGCAGTTGTTTATAACTTCGTCATTGACAAGATCAATATTCTAAATCCTGGTCTTGGATATAGTGAAGGCGATCCTGTTATCATAACAAGCAACACTGGTGCGGGTGCTTGTGTGTATGTATCATCTGTTACAGCAGGTGAAGTTACTGGTGTTCTGGTTGTAGATGGTGGTGTAGGTTTTAGAGTTGGTGATCCAGTCACCTTTGATGGTCCTTTGTCACGAGGCGTTCCAGCAACAGCAAACATTAAATCTGTTGATCTGACTGAAAAATTTCATCCAAAACAGTATTTGATTGACGATTCATTAATCTCCAGTGAAGCAAATACCGCTATCAATAATCCGGGAGCAAGTGAGTATGAATCTTTTGCTTATCAAAACTTAGCAACACAGTTTATCTATACTGCTCCAAATACCACAAATCTGTATGCTATTGTTTCACCAAGCACAACCTTGGTTCTAAACAGAATCGCAGATCGTTCAAATGTTGGTTATGGAAATAATAGTCCTGTACGTATAGGCAACAGAGAAAGTATTGTAGAATTATCATCAAATCTATCATCAAATACAATAAATGTTTTTCCTGGTTTTACAGGAAATATCTTTTCATCAAATCTTATATTTTATACAGTATCTGGTGTATCAACAAATCTTATTGCAAATACTGTTTCTGGGTCTGCGACAAATACAATCCGTCTTCAGACAAGAGTATTTACTCCTAATGTATCTAACCTGAGAATTGCATCTCTTGGATTTAGTAATGCTGCATTTTTAACACAGTGGGCAGGAAACTCTAATGTATTCTTTACAACCGGATACACATTAAATGTCAATAATAAAATTGTTTTGATAACAGAATCAAATGCAAACTCATCACTAATAAGAACAACTCCAGCTTTGTTTGGAGAATTGACAGACAATAGTATTGTAGTTTTTGAAATGACATATCCATCAGTTTATTTCGGAAACTCTAATGTTTCATTGATGTCAGGTAATACCATAACAGTAAATGGTGTTAATGTTTATATTACCAGTTCTTCACCTACATCAAATACAATAACAGTTTATCCAAGTGTTCCTGGTGGTTTGGCAAACATATCTATTTCCACTTTCAGCAATCCGAAAATATCAAACTCTTTTGTTCAGTCTGCATATGCAAACAATATTAGACTAAACGAATATCCTGCAAATTCCAATGTCTATTTCACGGTATATGACAAGTTAGTAATAGCTGGTGAAACAGTCGAGATAAAGGGTTTAATTGCAAACTCAAATGTTATAACAATATCTCCTGGAATAATAAAAGCTAATGCTAATGTATCCAACATTACTGTTATTCGTCCTCTATACAATGAATTTTCAAATCTAACCATAAACACAGGAAGTGGAAATTCAATATCAACAATAACATTGAATGACATAAAACAGAATTCAAATGTTTTCTTTGAGACATATGACAGCTTGAATGTGGGTGGTATTATTGTTCTGGTTACATCATCAAACAATATATCTAATACCATAAATGTAAGACCTGGGCTACCAGGAAACTTGTCTATGAATAGTTTCGCTGTAATAAAAAAGGCAAATGCTAATACTACTATTGCAAACTCTCTCATTTATCTAGATTTTAGTAATACTGGACCTGCATCAGAAATCCAAATTGTAAACCCTGGTGGCTATCTAACAGTTCCTTCTGCGAAAATAATTCCAAATCCCAAAATATTCTCAAGGGGTATTCTTGGTAGAATGAAAATTATTTCTGGTGGAACAGGATATCAGATCGGTGATGAAATTGAATTTATAAATGTTGTTGGAGGTTTTGGTTTTGGTGCAGCAGCAAATGTGACAAATGTTGCAGCAAATGGTATGATTACAGAAGTTAAATTTGTTGAGGTTCCTGGCCAGATAGTTGGTGGTTCTGGATATGATCTATCTCTACTACCCAAAGCAAATGTAATAACAACAACAGGAAGTGGAGCAAATATAGCAGTAACCAATATTCTTGGTTCTGGTGAAATACTAAGAGCCAATACCGATACTTTGGGTGCTATTAGATCGGTATTTATTTCAAGCCGTGGTAGAGGGTATGAAGATGCAAATATTGATCTAACCAAATCAGGCAACGGAAAAGCAAGAGCAAATGTATCTGTGGTTGCTGGCGATATATTTGGTGTGTTTGCCTATCCTGGAAGATATCTGAACGACGATGGTCATATCAGTTCATACAACTTCCTACAAGATAGAGATTATTATCAGACATTCTCATATGTTATAAAGACACCTCTATCCACAAAAGAATATAGACAGGCAATTCAAGATTTGGTCCATCCAGCAGGTATGAGAATGTTTGGTGAGTATCTGGTGGTTGATGAACCAGCAAACACAACCTGTCCATGTAATGTTTCTACAATGATGAAAACCGTTATTGTTCCACGAACATATGAAAAAACAGGAAATACAATTAATGTTAATTATGGATCACATGGATTTGAAGTTGGGAACACAGTATTCTTAGAATTTACAAGCAATAACGCAGGAAACGTAGAAAACGGTATTTATACCATAAACTCAACCTCAACAGACTACTTTGAGGTTATTCAAAAAGGACCAATCAAATCAATATCAATTGATAATGCAGGCAGAGGATATAATGCAAACAGTTATTTGATCTTCACAGGAGATGGATTCGGAGCAAACGCAACATATACCATAAATGCCAATGGATCAATTGTTTCTGTAAATGTTCATAATTTTGGTATAGAATATTCTAGAGTTCCAGTAGTGACAGCAAATGGATCAAACAGTGTTCCTGCCATATTTAATGTTTCAATTATGTTTGCAAATAACACATCCGGGAATGTTGAAGTTGGTAGGATTGTATCCTAAATACAAAGATCATTGTCGTATAATATAAGGATTGAAAAGCAAAATTATGTCGTCCACATCCACAACATATATTGATTTGCGAGTTAATAATGCAGAGCAGCTAAAAGAATCTGTTTCAGAGCCATCAAGTTCAAATCTATATTTGACCTTTGGTAAAACCAATGCATGGCCAAATGAGGCATCACCAAATATTGCAAATTCTTCTGTGGCCTCAGTATATGAAGTATGGGATAATATGATTGGTGGTAAGAGAATAACTGGTGGTGATATATCTCATGTTATCCCCAGAATAAATTGGGAATCAGGTAGAGTATATACTGCATACGATCATATGAACCCTTCTTTGTTTGATAATCCAGAATTTTATGTTATGAACAGAGACTATAGTGTGTATAAGTGTATATCAAACAACCGTTCAAGCGTCTCTTTCATAGAACCAACATCTATTAAAACAGATGGATTAACTTTGACATCAGACAATTATGTCTGGAAGTATATGTATACCATATCTGATGGTGATGTTTTAAAATTTACAACAGATACATATATTCCAGTAAAGACTGTCCAATCTAATGATGGATCAACCCAATGGCAGGTTCAAGATAACGCCAGAGATGGTGCAATAGAATTTATTGAGATAACCAATAGTGGCTCAAACTATAGCAATGCAGCCAATCTGATTGTGCAAGCATCTGGTGATGGCTCTGGAATTGTGTTATTAGCAAACATTACATCCAATGTCACATCTGCTAACATTATAGATAGAATAACAGTCGTTAATCCAGGTTCAGGATACACATATGCAACAGTTTCTATTTCTGGTGGTGGAGGGTCTGGAGCTAGAGCAAGAGCTGTTATAAGCCCACCAGGAGGACACGGAAGCAATCCTTTATATGAACTTGGTGGTAAGAACCTGATGTTTAATGTTAATATTAAGTATGATGAAGATGGTGTGCTACCAGAGACAAACGATTTTAGACAAATCTCAATAATCAAAGACCCAAAAATTTATAATTCATCAAATACTGCTGGAGACTTGGCATATCTACAAGCATATAGATTCACAACATTTGGTTCTGGAGACTATGCTGAGGATGAAATCGTATATCAGGGAGTAAGCCTGAACAATGCAACATTCTCTGGAAGAGTTGTATCTTGGGATGCAGACTTGGGAATATTGACTGTGATAAATAGAAGAGGAACACCTAGCTTACGGGCACTTATAGGAACAATATATTCAACATCAAGAACTGTGACGAGCATCCAGCCCGGAAGACTACAACCTAGTAGTGGAAAGATTCTTTATGTTGATAACATAAAAAATATTACAAGAGCTTCTGATCAAATAGAAAACTTCAAAATTCTAGTGAAATTCTAAAGGGAAAAACAAAAAAATGGCCGTTTCTAATGTTGCTATACTATCCACAGACTTTAATGTGTCACCATACTATGACGACTATGATGAGTCAAAATATTATTACAGAATACTGTATAAGCCAGGGTATGCTGTTCAGGCCAGAGAGCTTACCCAGATGCAGACCATCCTACAAAAGCAGATTGATAGGTTTGGTAAGCATATTTTCCGTGATGGTAGTATTGTTCTTCCTGGACAGTTTAATATTGAGACAACAATCCCTTATGTAAAAATAAAAGACCTTGATTCTGCAAGTCAGGCTGTAGAAATTGAAAGCTATAAATCATATGTTGTGACAGGGCAAACAACAGGAATCACAGCAAAGATTGAAGAAGTTGTTGATGGGTTTGAAACGACCAATAACAGCAAAACAATCTATGTAAGCTATCTTACAGGTAGTACAGATGGATCAACAAGTGTTTTTCAACCAGGAGAAATTCTAACCTCAAATGTAGGAACTCTTGTAGTTGCGACATCTGTTCCAACTGGAGCAGCACCAATCACAGGCATTGGTTCAAGATTTGTTATAAGTTCTGGTGTTGTTTTCGCCAAAGAGCATTTTATTTATTTTGATACAAGCTCAATCATCCTGGGTAGATATACTCAGCTTCCTTCTGCAAGAGTCGGCTTCTATATTTCTGAAGATATCATTAAGTATTCTGATGACATTTCTCTTTTAGACCCTGCATTAGAATCTTCAAATTATGCTGCTCCCGGTGCTGATAGATTAAAACTTACACCCACCCTCATGTTAAAGAATTTTAACGATCAGGGGGATGATCCAGATTTCGTTGAACTATTTTCAATAAAAAATGGTGTTATCACTGAAACATATGAAAGACCCCAGTATAGTGTTCTAAGAGATGAGCTTGCTAAACAAAAGTTTGATGAGTCGGGCGACTACTATGTCCAAGGTCTTGGTGTTCGAGTAAGGGAAAACCTAAAAACAGCAATAAATGGCGGACTTCTTGCCACAGGAAATAACCAGCTACTTTCTGTTGGTATTGAGCCAGGGGTAGGCTATGTTAAAGGTTATGAGGTTAATAAACTTATCACAGAATACATTGATGTTGAAAAAGGTAATGATTTTGAAACAATTCAATCCCAGATAACCAGTGCAACTCTTGGCAGTTATGTTCTTACAAATGAAGTTATTGGCTCTGTTGATCTAGACAAAGGAACAACAGTTTCATTGTATGATATTGCAGGAAAAAGAGTCAGCAACAGTTCATTCGATGTTTCAACCACACCTTCAGGAAATAACATCGGTTCCGCAAAGGTTCTTCATGTTGAGTACAATTCTGGACTACTAGGTTCAAACGCAGCCACAACCTTGGTGTATCTAACAGATATCTCCATGAATGGCACCAACTCGTTCTCCAAAGTAAAGAGTCTGCATACAACAGGATTTGGTGCAGATATCGTCCTAAATTCTGCAAACAATGCTGTTATAAATGATCCAGCACTAAGTGCGCTACTGTACTATACAGGATCAAACTTTACAAAAACAATCAGAGATGATGATGGTAATCCTAGAATCACCTTCAACTTTAAGAGAACAACAAGTGTAAGTGATATTACTCAGTTGTCTGGATATGGTTCATTTGATGTTGTGTTAAATACCACAAATATTGATGAACAATTACCATACGGAACAACAACACTTTCTGACCCAGACAAGTCAGAAATCATCCTATCTCTAACAAGCACCGCAAACATTCAAGGTCAAGGAACTGTTTCTGGAAGCAACTATACTCTGACAAGTTCAGGAAACTTCTTTAGTAGATTTAATGTTGGTGACAAGATCACAATTGCCGGTAAATCTGATATCTGGACCATCAAAGAAATTAATGGTAGTGGTACAACCATAACAACAAACGAACTACTATCTGCTGGTATTACAGGGAATGTATATTTCAAGCACTATAAGGCTGGTGATATTATTGATCTGAGAAGCAAAGGATTCGATAACGGAGAAGAAAGACAGGTATCTGCAACACCTTCTACATTAACATTTGATTTGAAAGAAACTTTCCCTGGAACAATTGGTGCAAAGGTTTCGTATCAGATTGTTAGAAGAAATTCATATCAGGCAAACAAACTTCTAAGAAAGAACAGATTTGTCATAATCAATTGCAACACTGCGGGTGTTACAGGACCGTTTAGTCTTGGCTTCTCTGATGTGTATAAGGTCAATGCCATTTATAAAAAATCATCTGTCCCAACAGATGGTGATAAAGGAACACTTGTTACATCCTCATTTATCATAAACAATGGTCAAAAGGATGGTCTATATGACACAGCAACCATAACACCAGCAATATCTTTGGCAGCAACAGACTACCTTCTTGTTGATCTGGACTATTTTGAACCACTTACCTCAGTTGGTGTTGGTTATTTCTCAATAGACTCTTATCCTATTGATGATGATAATAGCCCTTCTGAAAATACAATCAGGACTGAGAATATTCCAATCTATTCTTCATCAACAGGTAAGAGATACGATCTAAGAAACTATCTTGATTTCAGACCTGTAAAACAAAGAACAGCAAACGATTCAATTACAGTAGCAGGAGCATCAACAAATCCAGCCAAATCAGATACATTTATTGTAAATACAAATGGTTTGCGTCTTCCTGTGCCATCATCACAGATAACCTACGACTATCAGTATTATCAGGCCAGACGAGACCTGATAGTTATGAACAAAGAAGGTGAGGTATCGTCTGTTTCTGGTGTGCCGTCATCGTTCCCTGTAACACCAGAAGTTCCAGCCAATTCTATGGCTCTAGCCTCAATTTATATAACACCTTATCCATCCTTGGCATCAAGCTATGCTCAGAAAATAAATAGGCGTGATCTTGGTTGTGTGACAACAAAATTATCCAATATCAGATTTACCATGCGTGATATTGGCGTCCTGAAATCAAGAATAGAAAATCTTGAATACTATGTTTCACTCAATATGCTTGAAAAAGCTGCTGTTGATCTTAAGGTAAGAGATGAACAAGGTCTTGAAAGATTTAAGAATGGGGTTTTTGTTGATACATTTACTGATCATAGTTTAGGTGACACAGGAACATCAGATTACAGAATTGTGGTTGATCCTGAAGAAAAATCTATCAGACCATATTTTACCATGCATTCTCATTACTATGACTATCTATCTGGCACATCCAATATTAGAAGACACGGAGATATAGTTACCCTAAACTATACAGAAGATGTTCTTATTGAACAACCCAGAGCAACAACAAACAGAAACATCGAACTTTCATCTTATAGGTTTATCGGAAACCTATATCTGTATCCTGATACAGAAGTTTGGTCTGAAACAGACACTCTACCTGATGAAGTTATTCATAAAGACATGGTTCCTGCCGGGGTTAAGCAAGGGACTGTTACACAATGGAATCAATGGCAAACTCAGATAACAGGACAGGTTGTTCAAAAAAGCAATGATACAAAGAATCGTAAATCTTTGTATAGACCTGATGATCCTAATGCCTGGGGTCCACCCCAGCCTTTGTCTGGAAGTCCTCAAGGTCTAGTACAAGGTGGTATAACTGGTGGGATTGATATCTTTAATAGGGG